GTAGTTGATGCTTCATCAATAACTTCTTCTTTAGCTTTACCCGTCATTTTTTCATATATTTTTTCGGTTTTAGCTTTATATTTTTCTAGTTCTTTAATTTCTTTATTAAGAACCTTAATCATTGATTTATCAATCATTTCTGCTAAATCTTCTGATTCAGCTAATGCTAATTTAGATTTACGTTTTTCAATAGCTTCATCAATAGCGTTTAACTTAGCTTCTAAAGCAATAGTGGCACTATTTTTTTCTACTTCTTTAATATGATCAGATACTGAAGGACGTTTTGCTTCACTTAAATCACCATATCCACTTGATTTGTGTTTACCTTTAGGCTCTTTAGAAGGTTCAGGTTGAGTATATCCAATTCCTTTAACACCAAATGAAGATTCTTTATGATAGTAGTTAACGTCTTTAGCCATGTTTTTAGCTACAATTTCTTTTAACTCGTCAACTGTTTTACCTTCATTTTTAGGATCTTTCATTTCAGTGTAGTAACCCATTAAAAAAGTTTGACCATAAAGATTATCAATGTTTTTCTTATCTGTGTAGTCAAAATTCTTAGTTTCAAGATCAACTAATTCTTTTTCCATTTCTTTGTTGTCAATTTTTACATTAGCTTCAAAGATTTTAAACCAGTTTTTCTTTTCAATATGTTTTACTTCTTCATTTAAGATACTTTTAGTTTTTAAAATATGAATAGCTGTATTAAAATCAGTTAAAGAAGTAATATAATCAGGAAACTGATATCTTGCTGATTTTAGGAAGAATTGTTTATCTCCTTTACCTTCTTTAATTAGGTTGTATTGTTGTTGTAATGATTTTTCCATTTGTTATAAATATTATGTAAAGAATAATACATTGTTACTAGTAGCATCTAATGAAGCACTAGTAACAAAAATAGGATAATATCCAGGAGAGAAATATAGGGATGAAGCTGATGTTACTAATTCTCTATTTACTCCATCTTTTAATCCTTTAAAATGTGCTACTGTTCCTTGTGGAGTAGCAGATGTATTAGGACATACAACAAAACCAGCAAATGAGCCGGTTAAAGATTGACCTTGGATTAAAGGAATTGTGGTTGCGTTTGCGGGTATATTTGCCATATTATTCTGGTTGTTTAAATAATTCTATAATGTCTTGTAGATATTCTGCTGCTAAGTCAGTACCATAAATAACAGCAAAACTTGGGTTTTGACTATATTTTCTAATGGTTTCTTTTTTAGCTTGTTGAAGCATAGGTATTAATTGATTTAATTGTCTTTCTAAAGTATCAAAAGCTTCAACTCTTTTTGAAATCCATTCAACCATTGCTGGGTTAGTAATATTTTGATCTTTAACTAATTGGTTAACATCAAAATCTGCTTCCCATAATGGTTTTACATCAATACCTTTAGCTGCTTTATTTAATGCTTTTCTATCAACTAATTTATATTTGTAATCAGTAACATATTTATTTTTAGTAACTCCTTCAGGACCTGCTTTTGGACCTGGTCCAGGAGTAATACCTTTATCTTCTTTTACTTTTTTTCTAAAAGCATATTTAGTAGCATAGTTTTCACCTCCTGTACCAGAAGTAAAACCTGCTTGTCCAGCACCACCACCTACAGAAGACATTTCATCTAATTTATCTTTAATAGCAGCATATTGATCAGGATAGTATTTACGCAGATGTGTTCTAAAACTATTAAATACTTGCTTTAAATTATCATATACTTTTATTACTACAGCATCATCTTTTCCTCCTGGAGATTTAACTAGAGCTGATAAAGCATTAGTGGCATTATATAATTTTTCTAATGAATCTGTAAAACTAGCTAACTTAATAATTTTACTATTAACAGATCCAGTTTCAGGATCTACACTAGTAGTTTTAAAATAAGTTTTTAAGTCAGAGGAAAAGAAATCATTTTCCATATCTACAGGACCGTATTGGGTCTCTAATCTTTTAATTAAAGCAGGGTCAACCTCCTTTGGTTTAAGGATTTCTTTAGCTTCACCTAATTTATATTTAAAATTACCCATGTATTTTAGTTAATTCTTCTAATAATTCGTAATATTGTAAAAGGTTAACCAAATCATCATTACCAATTTTAGATACTTTATCTAAAGGAGTGATAATATTTTTTATTTCTTGTAACTTAATTTTAGTAGCTTTGTTTGCAACTTTAGAAGTTAATTCAGTTAAATGTAACTTAATTTCTTCTATTTTAGAATTATAAAATTCTCTTAGTTTTGGGGTTGAATCAACTGAGTTGATAAATTCTCTTAAAACTGATTTTTGATTATCGTTTAAATCAGCATATTTACCATTGAATTTTTCTAACATTACTTTGTATGTTAAAATTCTAAGATCTTTATCGTATGACTGAAATTCTGTCATTAAATCATCTTCTACTTTTTGTTTTTGAACTTGTTTAGAAGACAAATGTTCCAATAAAGCAATTTTGTTAGAAATAATTTGATCAGGATTAGATAAGTTTTCACTGTTATACACTTCTATTAATGTATATAATGAAGCATAAGCTTTATAATTAGGTAATTTAGTTTTAAAAAACTCTTCTAAATTATAATACTTCTGAATTTCATTAATTAGATTGTATTTTTGTCTTTTTAAAGCACCTCTATTTAAATCTTTAGAAGATTCAATTAAAGTAGTAATTACGGTTTCGGCTTTACCTTCAGTAATATGTTTGTATTTAGATAAGGATTCATATAGTTTATATTCTCTACCTAACTCTGTTTTAACAAAATATTTCTTTAATATGCCTGTTGCTTTAGAATCCTTACCTGATAAAGTATCTGCGGTAATTTGTCTAACCAAAAGTTCAAATAAAAGTCCCGTATTCTTATATTTAGAATGTTTAATATTCATTCCTAGTTTTTGTTATAAATATATAAAGATTTTTATTCTTTTAAGTTAGACTCATCTAATAATGATTCTCCACTATTAAATTTATTAAATACAATTTTTTTATCTAAAGACTCTAATAATGTTTTATTCTTTGCTTTAATTTCTAAAGCCAATGGTGAAACATCTTTTTTAGGTCTACCGTATCCTTCTTGGTCGTCATTTTTCATAGCATCTCTACCTAATCTATCACGACCAAACGCGTTATCTTGCGTATTAATATTAGATACTTTTTCTTTTGGTCTACCTAATGGTGCTTTTTCATCATATCCATCAGGTAACTCATTAGCTGAGTATCTTCCTCTACCGTATAGTGAAGCTAAGTCATGTGGTGTACCATATGATTTGCCTGTTTCTAAAGGATCATTTCCTTCTTCACCTATTTGTTTAAATCTAAAGGCTCGTTTTTGGTCTTGAGCAATTAAATCTCTCATTTCCTCATATTGATCTTGGCTGAAGTGGAATACATTTTCATAAATCCAGTCAGAAGAAACTAATTTAGTTTCAAGCATTTGAGCCGCTAAATCCATTTTTTCCTTCATTAAAGCGATACGTTCTTGATCATAAATAATAGAAGGAGTAGTTAATGATAACTCAAAATTAGTTAAACTATCAGCTGTATAACCTTGTGTATACAAATGTACTAAAGCAATTTTATATAGTTCTGAAAGTATAATACGTTGTAGTCTATCAATTGTACGAGCGAAGCGAATATCTTCCGCTGCTAATGTAGCTTTACCTTGTAAATTTTCATCATAACCCATAAATGCTTTAGGTACTTTAAGAGCAGCGAACAATTTGTTTCTTAAGTACTCAACATCAGCAATACCATCATAATTTAATCCGCCTAAGTTTTCAATTTTAGTTGAATTATCATTACCTCTAACAGGAATATAATAATCTTCCATTAGATTTTGTTGGTTATACTTTAAGTTATACTCACCTGTTTTTTCATCCATTAATGGAGTACGTTTCATAGTAGAAATAGTTTTTTGCATGAAATTTTCTACTTCATTTGGAGGAATAGAACCAACATTAATATAAAATATACGTCTATCTGGTGAGCGAGAAATTCTATGAATTAACATAGCATCTTCCATTAATGCATACTGTTTATAAATTCTACGAGCAGGCTCTAAATATGAACGACCATAAGGTAAATAGTTAACATCCGTCATTAAACGAAAATGTGCCATCTCATAGTTTTCAAAATAAATATTTTTTTCATCTCTTTGAGCATTTAAGTTAGGTGTAGGATAGTATCCTGAACTACCTCCATATATGCCTTCAGGTGAATATTTAAATCTTACAGCATTTGGATGTTCTCTATCATAATTTTCTTGTCTATCAATATGGTAAGCAGTAAAAGGAATAACATTATAAACACCAAATTTTTCAGCAATCTCTAATTTAAGAAAAAAGTCACCATATTTACACATTTGGCGAATCCAAGACCATAAGTTAAATTCAACATTTAATACATCATAAAATAAATTATAAAGTATTTGTTGTACATCCTCATCATTAGATCTAATTTGCAATACTTCACCCATTTCATTTCTAAGGGTAGATTCTTCTGATATAATATCAAGTGCTGAAGCAATAATAGCATCATTATCCATTACATCATAGTCCGAGTATATAAACGTTCTTAGGTATTGATAATTAATATTTACTTGCTGTCCATATAAAGATGAAGCTGCCGGAGAGTAAATTCTATTAAACCTATCCATTAATGAATTTGTCGCTACATCTCCTGAGCGTTGTATACTATCAACGTCTAAAACTTTCAACTCATTACCTCCTTGGTTCCTGATAATTACATCAGTAGAGAATAATCTTTGAAGACGTGTAAATAAATTAGTGTTTGCCATTAGTGTTTGTTATAAATATTATAAAAGCCAACTGATGTCCTCGCTTCCGTTACCTGTTTGAACCGAATAAGGATTAGGAACATTGTTGCCTCCATACACACCAGAAAATCCAGTGTTACCTTTTGAAAAATTATTTAAAGTTGCTCTTGTTAAGTCATGAGATTGTTGTTGGAATTTTAATGATGTATCTCTTAAATACATAGCAATACCAAAGGGCATAACTAAGTCATCATTATAACCAATTTGTGCTTCTGGTCTACCATTTTTCCAAATAAATACTTTCATTTCTTCTAACAACCTTTTTGAGCGAATTGTTACTGATTTGTCTCCAACATATTCTCGAAACTTATTTACAACTAAAGGTCTAGTTCTTAACGACATAGTAAATCCTGGTGTAACATTATCACTGTTTTCATACTTATTAAAATACGAATCAACTGTTAAAGTATCACTCTTAGGTGAATAATAGATGTTTCTATATCCTCTTTCTAATACTGATTCTATGGTAGCCCATCCAATAGATGCATTTTCTATTACTAAAAGAGCTTGGTTATATTCAGTAGCAATAGCTACTATAAAATACCCAAATTCTTTAGGTGACATTTGTCCTTTATATTCAGCAACTTGAGTATTAGTTGCTATATCCATCACATGAAAAGTTGAGAAATCTTTACCATCACCTCTAGCTACGTCTGCTACTACCATATACTCACGTGTATAATCTGCAGGTTCCCATATCCATAAATTTTGGTCAGCTCCTCTTCTTTCAACTGGTTCTTGTATTGTTGTTTCTTTAATAAAATCTAACCATTCATTATAAAATACAATATCTCCTGATGTACTAAAATCACAATCACACTCTTGAGATGCTAATCTAGGATCTCCTAATAGTTCATCTTGACGTTTTCTCCAAGCTTCATCTCGTTCAGGGTGAACAAACCAAGGTAATTTGATAGGTAAAAAGTCATTGTCTGCTGATTCTGCTGCTACCCATGTTTTATGGAACCAGTTTCCAGTTCCATACGGTGTTGAAAGTACAATTGCTCCACCACCTGTAGCTAATGTTTGTTGTGCTGATGCCCATATTTCTCCAATTTGTTCAATAAAAGCTGCCTCATCGACAATCAGTAAAGATACTGCTTCTGATCGACCTGCATCACTTGATGCTGAAGTGGCTTTAATTTGTGATCCATTACTTAATCTAAGTGTTAATTTGTTGTGTTCATCTGCTGGTATTTTAAGCCATGAAGGTAAGTTATCAAACATAAACTTAACCTTTGTAACCATGTTTTTAGCAGTTTCTTGTTTAGTCGCAATACAAAGTACGTTTTTATCTTTATGGAATAACATTAACCATAAAGAATAACCTGCGGCTAGTGTTGAGATACCTAACTGTCTTGATTTTAATACAATTGAGTATGGGTTATCTCTAAATAAATGTAATACTTTATCTTGGAAAGGATATAAATTAAATAATACTCTACCACGTTGAGGATGTTGGATGTGGCAGTATTTCCTCATAAAGTGGGCAGGATCATTTAAGCACTTGATGTACTCCTGCCTTATAACTTCTTTTAAATTTACATTTTCACTCATAAAATAGCTAAAACAAAACCTATACTTGCTAATGCTAAAGCAACAACTACTTTTTTAAGTTTGCCTTCAAGATCAGATATTTTTTTATTTCTTTCTTCAATTTGTCCGTCTTTAGCTTTGATAGTACCTTTTAAATCTCCTATTTTACTTTCTAAAACAGTTCTAGTAGTATCACATACAAACAAAGCACTGTCTTGAAAATGAATTACTGTACCCATTGTAGTGATAGAGTCACGAGATACTTTTAATTCTTTTTTAAGATTATCTCTATCAGCTTTTACCAATAAAGCATTTTTTAAGGATTTAATAGGAACTATTACAGTTGAATCACTTAAACGCTGTTGTGAAAGTGCTGATGATATCATCATCAGACATATTATTAAGGCGGTCGCGTTCTTTTTCATATTCTTGTTTATATTTAGCTGCTTCTTTAGCAGTTTCTTTTAATTTATTTTTATTAACTAAAATTAAAGAATCTAAAATAGCTCTAGTAGAATCTAAAGTTGAAATAGTTGAATCTTTTTTTCCAATTTCAATTGCTAAAGAATCTATAGTTCTTTGATATTGTTTATCTTTATCTGAAGAATAGCTTTGTTTGTAATTAAATAACCCATAGACTATAATGCCTATTAAAACAACCGCAACTAGTGTTAATAAAAAGTTTTTCATATTATCCGATTAATCCACCGGTATCAATTTTAACGTCTCTTTCTTTAAACGCTTTAATTAATTCTGGTTTCTTAATAAATTGTTTCAAAGCAGCCATTTTTTTATCACGCTCGGCTCCTTTTTCCATATCTTTTACTTTTTTAACTAAAGTTTTTAACTTGTCTTTAAAGTCTTCAAATTGGTCTGTTGGGACTTTAAACTTAGAAGGAGCACCTTTTACTTTTTCTTTTTCAAGTTCAGCTTTAGTAGGTTCTTTATCATCTTCTTCTTCTTCTAAAGTAACACTACCTCCTGCTTTTAAAGTATTTAAAGCAGTGGCTTTATCTTTAGCAGCTGCAAACTTAGGATCTTTTTGAAGAGCACCTACAGCGGCTACACCTACATAAGTACCTTCCTCTACAGATTCTTCTGAAAGAAGTTCGTATATGTTATCTTTGATTTGTTTCTTTAATTCAGATAATTTCATACCCATAAATATTAACCAAAAATTGTTTCTTTAATTTTTGCAATACGTTCTTCAGTTGTACCTGATATTGATACTAGATTTTTTATT